TTCATTAGTTACAACCCAATCATCATTTAAACTCTCTGTATCTGACAAAAGACTGTAATTTTCATGAATTACCCTACCTGTTTTATTAAAACTTAGTTTTCGTAAGCAATCAGTCCTTTGGCTTTTATAAATACAATAATATTTACCCATCCTCTTAATAACGGCATCTTTTTCGTATACCATTTTTATCGCTTTTATAAAGTCCATTTTTAATGCTCTAATCCTTTATATATTCCCTAATATAATTTATTAGAACATTAGTAATATTACTCTTATTACGGATAGCTTTCACTTTTAGATTGTCTCTTAAAGATTCTGGTAGAAGAATTGTTATATTTACCATTTTTTCTTTTACAACTTCTTTTAGTGCTTCTTCCTTATAAAGATTGGAATTATTTTTTAGTTTAGGTTTTAAAGCCATTTCATTACCTCTAGTATTTCATCTCTTATTGAATCTATTTCTAACGTTGCGTCATTAAAAACTTGAGTATATACAGTATTCCCCTCACTTGCAGAGGTTGGATATATCACTCGCTGCGTAGTATATGAATTAATAATGGGTAGTTCATATTGTTTTAAAGCTTCTAATACCTCTTGACTTAATTTAGTATTTTTAATTACCCTACTAACCACAAATGCTGCCAAAGGCTTACCATTAGCAACTTCAGCTCTTGCTTTTATTATTTCTACTAAATCAGATGTTGCCCAGATATCCCAAGGAGATGGTTGGACTGGCACTAAAACAAAATCCGCTATTTTTACAGCAGCAGCGGCCAATTTAGTTACTGATGGCGCACCATCTATAACAATAAACTCATACCCAGCTTTTACCGCCTCTATGTCACTTGCGAGTGATACTCTATCTAACCCTATAACCGGAATAATCCTACCATCGTTTTCTACATTCCAATCCCTAGCCGAGCCTTGAGGATCGCTATCAACAAGTAACACTTTATGGCCTAAGTTCTGTAATGAATGAGTCAGGTTTATAGCAATTGTAGTCTTACCGCATCCGCCTTTCTGGTTAAGTACTGCTATTACTTTCATATATAATAATATAATAGTTTAATAATACTATTATATACTAGTTGTTGTATATTACAATATATTAATTGCTATATATTATAATACTATTAAATACTAATTAATGTATATTAGTATAATGATCTACAACCGCTTTCCCTAAAAACTCTGGAATTAAAGGCACTACTGCATTTCCCAGCGATTGTAAACGTTGCATACGACTTCCTCCTTCTGTCCAGCTAATAGGATAACCCATAAGCCATTCTACCCAATCGGGGTTTAATCTCTCATCTTTTAGCCTCGTTACTTCTAAAGGCTCTTCCCCCCATTGCTTAACTCCTTGGCCGCAATAGTACATGCCAACCTGCTCTTGTGAGCATATTGAGCTAATTTTTTCAAATTCCCCACATCTTTGTAATCTCTGGCAGTCGGGGTTGGTAGCATTTTTACAACCGTCTCCAAGTGTGGACTCTGCCTCCTTCTTTCCGAGGGACAATCCGACTTTGCCGATGCAAGCGGGGTAGGCAATAATCCATATCCTATCCCGTCTGTGAGGTGCGCCAAAGGCGGAAGCCGGTATGCAATGCCATTCTGCATCATACCCGATCTCCCATAAATCTTGCAGGACGGCGATAAGTCCTGTACTTCGAAGATTTGCCACGTTTTCGATAATTGCATATTTGGGTCTAATCTCATTTATTAACCTCGCAAATTCTTTCCATAATCCCGAGCGTTTACCCTCTATTCCTTTCTGCTTGCCTGCTACCGATATATCCTGACAAGGAAATCCCCCAGCAATTACATCAATTCTTGGGAGCGTTTTTAAGTCTTCCTTATGGATAATGGTAATATCAGGAAATATCGGAACGGACGGCCAGTGTCTTGTTAGTATTTTCCGGCAGAATGGATTAATCTCACAAAAAGCAACTGTCTGCATGCTTGCAGCTTCCAATCCTATTGAAAAACCTCCGATGCCTGAGAAAATATCTAGAACATTTAACATTTTAGTTTACTACTTTATGCTCATTCCTTAGCTAAAGTAATTATACCATAGGCTTTGGCTATCCTGATTTTCTCACGATTTTTTACAGATATTGTGGTGGTAAACTTCAGGTTCTCTCGGGTACAACTTCTCTCTTTCCCTGCGAGCTTTTACTAGCTCCCTGTACCGAGCAAAGGCCGCATTTTGATCATACCTTATTGCACTTAGTATATCTTCATCCGTAATATGGTTTCGCTTAGGCTTTTCGTGAATATTGGCTTTTGTAGGCTCTGTATTCGGTTCTATATAGATACTGGAATTTTCTTTTTCATTAAGCATATTATTTCTTCATATTTTTTTCTAACAAATCCAATTTCTGCAGTGTTTGGTCTAGTTCTATTGCAAAGGCCTTGGCCTCTTCTATACTCATCTGCTCTGATACTGCTTTATCTACCTGATTACGGCTTTCTATGTTCATTTTAGCTATTGCTAAACCGGTAAGCTGTTGAGCTTCAGAAACGCTGATCTCACCTTCTTCTAAAGCGGTTAAAGTACTATTTACTATTTCCATGGCAGATTTATTACCGAATGATATTTGCAACTCATTATTGTTATTATTGCTTTCCATACCAAAACCGGTATTACGTAAATAAAACTGAATTGCACTTAAATTAATGGTACTCAACTCATCATTTTTGATAAACCTCCAAAGCCTTGAGAGAACATACTCCTTGCCCTTAAAGCGACCCCTCCTCCAGGAGGCCATTAAAAGGCTATCTTCTTTAAGCTTTCTTTTAAAGCTGGTAGGAGATATCTTTAAGAAATAAGCAATCTCTCTCTGCGTATGACCATGCGCTGCCAAGGATTCAACCTGTGCAGACTCATCGGGCGTAATATCTCTTTTCGGTTTACCCATTTAACAATACAGCTTTTTTATTAGTTTCTTTTTCCCACCTCTTTATTATAACATCAACATAAGCCGGGGATAATTCCATCATGTAACAATTACGCTTTGATCTCTCGCAGGCAATTAACGTAGTACCGCTACCGCCAAATGGATCGTATACACTCTCACCTTGCGCAGAGTTATTAAGTATTGGCCGAAGCATGCACTCCATCGGCTTTTGCGTACCGTGTCCCCAAGTTTCCTCCTTGTTGCTATTGCCGAATGGGTTATTATTGGCAATTTCCCATACGGTAGATTGATCACGCCTGCCCTGCCAGTTATGTTTCTTCCCTTTCCGTACAGCATACCACAAAGGTTCGTGTTGATTTTGATAATCACCTCTTCCAAAAACTATTCTATTCTTAACCCACAAGATGAGATTGATTAATTCAAACCCGCTACTTTCTATATTTTCGGCAAACTTATGAGTATACTTTGCGCTATGCCAAACATAAGCTACATCACCGGTAAATAATGAATAAGCCTCAGACCAATCATATCTATTATCATTTAATACTTTGCCAATAGAAGTATTACCAGACTGAGATGATAACCCCTCACGCCACTTAGGATCATACTCCACCCCATACGGCGGATCAGTTACCATTAAAATCGGACTTGCCCCGGCCATTAGTTTTTCAACATGCTGCGGATTAGTACTATCCCCGCACATTAAACGATGAGACCCAAGTAGGTAAATATCACCTAGCCTAGCAGTAGCTTCCGCTGGGACTTCTATTTCCTCTTCCTCCCCTATCTCTTCCAATAGGGCTTTATCAAAAATAGGGGCTAGCATATCCTCATCCATACCAAAGGATAATAGTTCGTCCATATCAAATCGCTCGGTTAGAACATCAAAGTCATAATCACCGAACGCTAGGTTATCTCTAATGTTTAGCCTGTCTATTTCCTCCGGTGTTAGTTTCCTACTTGGCATTAACACCTCAATTTCAGTCTCATCATCGTAACCTGCCATATATAAAGCTTTTTTGCGCTGATGACCGCCGATAATAGTGTAATCGTTATCTACTATTATTCTCTGATGATACCCGTCCTCTTTTATATGAGCAGCTAGTTTATCCAGCATTTCCTTAGTTATTTTTCTTGGATTATTGGCATATTCTTTTAATTGCGATAACTTAATACTCGCCTCCTGCCATGTGATAGTTTCATAGTCTTCGCATCTTGCTTTAGCCATAATACCTCTCATATATTTTAGATATTTTTTTGTCCTTTTGGGCTTCTAGCCTAATTATGTGTTTACCTTGATTGACAGTTAATTCTAAATCCTCAACCGATTCAGATAATGCAGTTAAGTTCCGTGTTACTAGCTTTTTATGTTTGTCTATATTGTGTATACAAGCCAAAAAATTCTCTTTTTGTCCAAGATAGCTATTTAAAAGTGCATGACGGATTCCCGTTAAATCTTTACTAGTATTAAAATCCTCCAACTCATTATAAATCCCGCTAACATACTTCTGAATAACGACTACACCGCTACCTTTTATCTTTAAGTGAATTACCTTACGTTCTTCTTCCGATTGTTTTGCTTGTTTAATCTCGGTATAGACCTTGTTAATGCTAGACTTACCTTCTGCAACTTTGGCTTTTTGTTCTTCTGTTCCTTGTTGTTGAATCTTATCGTACTGGAAAGCTGTCGTATGGCTTACGCCCGCTTTTTTAGCAATAGCCTCTAACGCTCTCCCCTTCTCTGTATTTTCAGGTTTTTGGTCATTTATTTGCGGTGTGTAAAGTACTGTACTAGCCGTATTATCTACTTCCTTAAACTGAGTAGCTTGCATTCGCTCCTTAGCCCTCTCCGCCTCAAACTCTTTGAACCTATAAGCAAGTGCAACCCTGATTTCAGTCGGCAAGTTTCTTCTGCTAAATTGGTTGTTGATCATCCAGAGCTTTACGTCAAGCTCAGTCTCAAGCTCTGGCTTCTCTATTATGTTGAAGCTTATGCCGTGCTTAATGCAAATAGCATATCTATGGTGTCCGTCTATTATGGTATTATTCCATACTATTAATGGATTAAGACACCCCTCATTAACCAAACTCTGCTCTAGCTTATCTAACTCCTCACTAGATAACGGAGGAATAAGCCGTGCAAATTCTTCGTTGATAATAAAATCTGTATTCATCGTGCTTGCCCTTCTTCTCTTGCTATTTCTATTACGCTACTCGTGCAAATTCTCCGTGTAGTTTCTTTGCTGCCTCGCAGTAGGCTTTGTAAGCATCTTTTGGGGTGTCGAAATAGCCTAAATTATAACGCTTTTGATGTTTTTGAATTTGAGCTATATATTTGTTGGTTTTGTAATGAAAATAAACGCCTTTGTATCCCGAATTATTATCTTTTCGTTTTTTACTACCACACTTCATTTGCGATATAGTTGCCGCTCTTAAATTCTCTATTCGAGTATTCTGAGGATTCCTATCAATAAAACATACACGCTCAGGGATATATCCATGGAACATTAAAAATATTATACGCCCAGCTGTATAAGACTGGTTATTTATCGAAACTGCTTTGTATCCACTAGTAGTACCAATTTTTGTTCCTTTTTTAATTCTTCCTCCTATTCCTGCATCAACCTTCCAATAAAGCTCTCCATCTCTATACTCAAACAACCTTTTAACCTTTGCTTGTGTGAGTAGGGATTTAACTTTTTTGACTTCCTCTTCTACGGATTGGGGTTTTACGGATTTAGGCTTCCTAACAGTTTTAGCTTGTTTCGCCGGTAAGACTAGCTGAGTAGGTACTTGCTCCTTATCTAAGGTGCTTTGAAGAGTTTTAATAGTCTCTTTTAGCTCATAGATATCGTATTCCAAGTTCATAATGCTTGTAAAATTACGATCTGATATAGCTTTCGGCAACCTACCAATCTCAACTTCTAAACTTTGCAACCTCCTTTCAGTTCCATAACCTACACCTGATGGGTTAACATTAAAAAAATCTGCTGCTCTTTTTATTCCTTGAAAAAATTTAATCATGATACCTCCTTTATTTAAAAACCAACTCACGCACTTTTACTATTACCCAATAAATTTAAATAATTAACATTAACTTCAATCGAACCTTTAGCTGTTCCATCTTTTGCAATATAAGCATTCACTTTTGGATACCCCTTAACTAATACTCCCGCTCCCTTTTTTACATACGATCTGACAACCTTAGCTAGCCCTTCAGAACCTACTTGGCATTTAAACCATATTGTATCTTTATTGCTGTTTGTAATTGCAATCTGGAACGTTATAAAATCCGGATATTTCTCAGGACTTGGCATAACAGGGTCACTTGCTACATAACCTATGATTTCTATTTCAGCACTTTCTCTCATCGATTTACCTTTTTTTAAAATGGTAGTTCATCACCAATAAACTTTTCATTTTTTCTCTCGGGTTTAGGTTGATTGTAATAATTAATCTTTACTTTCACCTTGCTGTTCCTACTGTCCATGTACTCGGTATATTTAGGATGATCAGGCGTAATTATTGTTTTTATTTCATTCTTTTGATTCTGCCCCTTACCGTTGATGGTAATTTCAGCTACAAACTCAAGATTATCTAGATCAGCAAAGCTTTTTACTCCTCTCTGTTTTACGGCGTCAGGAGAATTGTCTTTGGGATGTATGCTATAAGCAGAGTTGAGTATTGCCTTGATCGTGCTTCTACCGATTTCACCATACTTCTCGGAATTATCGCTGTGAAGACCTATATAACTCCATATTTTTCTATTTTCATATTCCCCGTTTAAGATTACAAATTCGCAAGCAAGATATACACTGCTCGTAGAATTGCTTTTAGTAGCATACCCATCTGGAAATTCTGGAGTAACATAACCGCCTTTTTTTATAAGCATCACTACTTTTGCTATGGTTTTATGAGGTATCAACGTATAAAAAGTCTGATCTTCGGCATCGTTAAAATTTGTCCATTTACTCATTGTTTTGCTCCACTAGTTCTTTTAATAAGTTTATTTTTCGTAAAATTTCATTATGTAAATATTGCTTAAACCAATCATTTAGCGGCATCCAGTTCTCAATAAACAAATCGTAATCCTTCATATCCTGCCTAATCTCTTCCCTTAAAGTACGAATTGACGTGTATTTTCTATCTTCTAGTTCGCTCATTTACTCCTCCCTTATAATTTCCCAATTATCTTTTAAACTATCTAATTCTAATTTATTCTTATCTAGATGTATTAGATTACCTGTTTTTGTATAAGCGACTAGAGATAAAGTATAACCTTCCATATTCGGTAAAAAATTACTTTCTAATAACAAAATATAACTTCCATTCGTAATACTTCTTCCTTGTTTTAAACTTTCTGCTGCTTCCAAAAACTTCATACTCACTCCTATGCTTGACTTGCTTGTTTTTTTATTAAGGCCAATAATCCCATATCATTAAAATTATTAACAATTGCTTCTTCTCTTGCTGTTAATTTCAGTCGACTACAATTTGTCACCGACTCACTATCATAATCATTTACCGGCTTTTCTTCCCTAACCTCAATAAGCCTTCCGGTTGGATTTGATTTTTGTAACTCGGCTATTCTTATGGTCGATAACCAAGCTTTATCCTCTAGTACCTTTTCGGGAGTTAAAACAATTGGTTGTTTCTCAAAATTTTTATACTCAGGATGAACGTTTTTAGTGCATAATTCTAAAGTCAAACCTGTCTTTAAAATAGCATTCTCAAGCTCTTCCAAACTTCCAGGCTCAATTATCCTTTCAATAAGAAATGCTACCCCCTCTATGACAATTTTTTCAGGTGACTCATCAATCGTCAATGAAGGGTTATTTAAGGCAGCAAACAAAGAATGATTTTTTATTACAGATTTAAAATTAAGCCAATTAGGCTTACTTCCCGAATGTTCTAACTCAGCATTTTCCTCGCTGGGTATCGGTTCAGCAATTATCTGCATTGCTATCGTTATATCTTCGCCGTAGACAGACTGAATAGCTTTGCGTATTTTAGCTTTCTCAATGTCGTTTAACTGCATTTCTTTGGTTTGAATACAGACCTTGTGCGGTTCTGTTTCTACAAACTTGTAATCATCTTGTATCTCACCTGATCGCGGCTCGCCAAAAGTACTCCACAGAGCTTTAGAGAGTAGCATTCTTCGGGTTGCTTGTTCATCGGCAATGATGTCTTCAGGGTCTAGCGGAACTACAGGATCGTTCAAACAATCATTATCCAGCAAAACTGCAAGTTCTTCTGTTTCGTTTTCTTCCCATTCATCAACAGCAACTTGCTCCGGCTCCGTAAGAGAGCAAGGAGTAAAAGTTGCGTAACTAGATTTTTTTTCTTCTGTGTGTAAAGTTTTTATTTCTGCAGAATTTGTATGAGCTAGTTTATTAATGTCATTATTTTTATCGGCAAAATCATTTACACAGGTTTTATCGTTTAAATCCCGCGCGTGCGTATTATTAATACTATACGAATATAATCTCTCTATACTTACGTTATAGAGATTATATTCTCTTAGTATATTTGTATCCAACGCTGGTTGGGGAGGGGTGTCCAATTTTACTTGGATACCCCCTTGCTCCTCCAACCCTATATAGCTACTAGCCTGCACGGGTGTTGGGGTGTCCAATTCTTTTTTTAAGGGGTGTCCAATTTTACTTGGAGAGGGGGTATCCAACGAACGTTGGATAGGGGTGTCCAATTTTTGTTCACACTCCTCTTTGTTTTCATTATTATATTTTGATGATATATACTCATGATTTGTTGATGGCGTTAACTCCTCAATGAGCATCCTATCAAGTCCTATAGGATTAAAAAAACAAGGCGTCTGTTGCCAGATATAAATAATTAATTGGTTGTATAAAACTT